CTGCATATATGCTTACGTTGAAAGGTCTGACCTGGAGCCCTAACCAAATCAATACTGCGACTGAGAATGGCCGCAGCTATTGGCTCTTTTCCATTCAGACTTGTGGTGGTCCTCAACCCACCACCGTGGCCTACGGGTTCTCCCGCAACGAGCTCATGGTATTGCTAACTTACCTTTTCACAGAGGGCACGGAGCTATGCCCCACCTTTCGGTGTACGCCCTGCGGCACATTTATAATATAGGCTGTCCCCACTAGCAATGGATAACACCAGGTGGATATTTAACTCCCCCACCGGGAGTTGAGCGTAAATAAATATCGGCTTCCAGTTCAGGATGGTTGGGCAGCACTTCCGCTTCAAAACGAATTGCAGGCGTAATTCCGGATTTGTTTTCCACGAGGAACACCTTCACCAACTTCAACTCCGCTTCATACCGGTCAGCCTATGCCACCTTTACAGTGACTGCTTGCGCACGGCCCTCCAGACATACTCCGCTTTGTTTCCATTGGGTCCAGCTATAACTCGAACCGCTACTGCTTCAACAATTCGCAATTCACTTCCATGCTGTCCGCTCCCAACTTCCATCCCTTTCTTACCGCCAGGAATCCTGTCCTGGCCCAGCTCGCTCAGGGTGTCACATGGGCACTCTGAGTTTAAACACCGGCCATCAGGGATCTGATCCCTTCATATGGCACGAGCACTAATCCTACACATGTCGCCCTTGAACGTTTGGTCAACGGTACGGTTGAAATAAATTTCAGCCGTGTCGCTGCCTGTTGAAGAGACGACAGTGGAGAGAGACCAAGACCGGAGGGCATTTGCTGCACCCGCACAAGAGATCGTTACCGGCGGAGTAATTGACGCGCCATTAAGTAAGATCTCCATTGTGCTGGCAGTATCAGTGCCACCAGTATTTGAACCCTCTCCGGTGATCAACCAAAGCCCACTGGGTAGGGTGAGTACACCAGAGGCATTAGTTGGGGCGTCACTGGAAGCAGTGACAACCTCCTCGCTGCAATCAAGAGTACCGGCTGATGTCATCGCCGCGTTTGCTGCTAAGTTCCACTGCGAGTATGTCAAGTTATTAGGACTGCTCGCACTAGCGGTTTGTTTCTCAAACAAGGACACAACGTACTCAAACTCGATGTAACCTAAGCTACTCGTGTCGTCACAACCTTCAGCACTGATCCAAACACGTCCGAAATCGTAAGTCTTTAGGTCAGCGCCGGCGATTGTGCCCGTACGCACGTACTTGATGGTCCCATCTGTTGGGACTAGCATTTCAAAAACGCGGTATGGTGCGCCATCAGCGTAAACGGTCGACTGTGTTTGCACAACAGCCGTTGTTGGGCCGTCATCAAGCGTATCGTAATCGAACGACATGATGACGTTACCATTATAGGTAGTGCCCTTCAAGTTCTTGAATCTCACTAGAAACGAATCCATACGGTATCGTTCATAGTGCTGGGCAACACCACTAAGCCAGGGAAAGCTAGAAGCCAACCCAGGATTAATGGCGAAGTTACCAGAACTCGCAAAAGCATCGGAACCCGTCACAGTCCCGATCCTCTCACACTCCCGATGAGTGATGACCCTCCGCTCACGCGAGGACCTTGCGCTGAGATTCATTGCAGCGGGGGCGCGGTAAAGCGCCGAATTAGTTTTCTGACTACGTTTTGAAGCCCGTAGCCGTCGGCGTTTGGCTGGTCGCGGCTGACCAGCCGGGGAAATCATTTTCCTTTTCATCTGTAGGGGATACCGCGATGATACGAGACTGTTCATCAGTGGTTCACCTCCTCATGAGGTGCATCCGTGCAGTCGTTTGGCACTACCCTGTTTCCAGGTTGGCTTGGAAAATTTCGCCTCAGCTTCGTCCTAGGTAGATTTCCTACCAGTACGGCTCATATAGCGCTGAGGCTCCCGTGTCTCTCTAAACACAACCAATTTGGATGAAACAAATCGCCACTGACCCCCTAGGGAACATAAATAGAGATAGTTTATTGACTTCACAGTCACCAGCAGCCGGTTAGCTGCTGGAGCGCTGGATGATGCGTGAGCACCTGAACTGGAGCCGCCATTCCGGCTCCATCCCACTCAATCCGCACACTGGTGTACAATTGCTCCAGTGCCACCTGTTCATCTGGTGTAATATCAAATGCAAGGTAAAAGCTTAGTCGGGTCTCAGGTAACGGTGGAGAACACTTAGCCTCCATCCCCAAACTGAGATAAAACATCCCGGGAAGATCGTTTCCCCAGTCTGGCCTCCTTCCCTCCAAACCAAGGCCAAGCATCGAATAAAACTGCCAAAAGACAGGCATATCGCCGGCCAAGGCGGCGCCGCATTGCGCTATCGCAAGACGGGCGGATTCCCACTGTTCCTTGCAGCGGGCTGACTTGAATGATATCAGGTCTTTAGTAAGAGTGGACTTCGGTACGCGCACCATTCTGTATTCGGTTCCGTCAAAGATCGGCTGTGATTGACAGAA